GTCAATGCGGTGCGGCAAAGCGCCGCCGTATACGGAAACAACAATGCGAAAACGGACGAGTGGCGAATCAAGCTGAGCAATGCCACCGCCAAACTGATGACCATGAAAAAAGGCCTCCAAGACACGGACAAGGAGGCGGAGGAGTTTGGGCGGGACAGTAGACGCGTCGGAAAACAGATCGAGGACGGGATCGGAGACGGCGCGGAGGAAGCCAACAAGAGCGTAAAAGACCTGATCGAAAACCTACAACAGGACATTGGGAGCATCAAGGGGAGCGTAGGCTTTCAGGTGGCCGCCACGGTAACGCAAACCATTTCCAGCGCTGTACAGGGCGTGACCGATTTTGTGGAAAGTAACCGGGACTACCGCCGCGCCATGGAACAATTTGAGACGGCGGCGAAAGCGGGAAACCACAACAAAGATGCCATGAAAGAGATGCTGTTCACGTTGGCGGCATTTACGGGCGACTTTGACGGCGCAAAAGAGGCCGTGAGCAACCTGATGCAAACAGGCCTCTCAGAAGAATGGATGGGGACGGCGGCGGATATATTCTCTTACGCGTCGCTGATGTTTCAGGACACGCTGAAGCTAGAGAACCTGTCCGAGAGCTTTCAGGAGACCGTGACGACGGGGAAACCGACGGGCGCGTTCGGGGAGTTTGTCGAACGTATGGGCGGAAACCTAGAAGAGCTCGAAAAAGTAATGAGCGACGCGGGAACGACGGAGGCCAAGGCCATTGCGGCCCTGACCTACGCGACCCCGAAAGGATATAAATCAAATCTGGATGCCTACAACGAGAAGACATCGAGCCTACAGGATGCGGCGAAAGCACAGCTGGAGTTGGCCGACGCGTGGGCCGGAGTCTCGGAAAAGCTGGAGCCGCTGACGACGAAAATAACCGTAGAAACGACGGAGGTCGTGAAACTGCTTGGCGACACCATAGACGACCTGATGCCGGTGCTGGAAGACATCGTGGAAAAAATCGGAGCGGTGGCGCGAAAAGCGGTCGGCGTTATCGACGACATTAACGAGCTGGGGATCTTTGGGATCTTTGGAACCCACGCGGGCGAATCGGACGAAGAAGCACGGGCGGCGGTAGAGGGCTCTCTGAAAAATCAGCCAAGTAAAGAAACAATGGAAAACTATCTCCCGAACGACTATGAAGCCCAAAAAGCGGCTATAGCGGCCGGGAAAAGTGCCGGAAGCGAATACGCGAAAGCACTCATCGGAGAGGCGGAGGGCGCGCTGCTGGACGACGAGAGCCTGCAGAGCGCCATTGACCTGCTGACGAGCGGATGGACGCTGGGCGGAGAGGACGAGGCCGCGAACCGGCTGGAACAGCTGGGGCTGACGGCCGAGCAGAAACAACAGGTCATCGACGAGATGGGGAAACTGGGGATGGACATGAGCGACAGTCTGGAAACGTCGCTGACAGACGGAATGAATACTGCCGGGGCGAATGCCGCCGTGGCGGGACAGAACGTGGGGATCAGTGCCCAAAACGGGCTGAGTAAGGGATTCGCGGCGGCGTATATTACGACGGTGGACTGGGTCAACCGTATCAACGCGGCGGCGTCCAGTCTCGGGAGCGGGCTGGGGGCCGTGCCTACGTACGGCCTGAGTAACGGCGGATATTTCGGCGGGACGCTGGGGCGAAACCGTCTGAGCGTGACAATCCCGCTGAATATCAACGGGCGCGAGGTGGCGAGGGCCACGGCCAGCGATATCAGCGCCATACAGGGCCAACAGTCGAGCCGCGCGTCTCGGCTGCCGTAAGGAGGGAGCGAGATGAGGTTTAACGGCGTGGACGTGCGGGACATCCACCCGCGGATCAGTATCAGTAAGGAGATCCCGCCGGGCTGCCCAGAGCGGACGGTGGAGACCGTCCAAGGATGGGACGGCGAGACCTTCGCGGCGGTGCGGACGGGACAAGGGGAGTATTTGACGCGGATCAATATCGCCTGTCGGACGCGGGACGACGCGTGGGAGGCTCGGTCGCGGCTGGCCCGATGGGCTGCCAGTTCCGGGGACGGCGTGGGAGAGCTGGAACCGACCCATTGGCCGGGGAAGGCCTACGAGGCGGTGCTGGGAAGTATCTCCGCGCCGGAGTTTACATTCGGCTTTGCCACGGTGGACGTGACATTCATCCTCCCACGCCCCTATGCCCATGACACCTATATCAGCCGGGCCAGCGGGACGGGCGGCGCGGAAATGGCCGTCAGCGGGGACGGCGTATGCCGCCCCACCATCCGCCAGACCCTCGCGGCGAAAAGTGACGAGTTGGTGTGGAAGCTGGACGGGAAAGCCTTTCTGACGCTGGTGGGGACGATCACGGCGGAGGCGGTGGTGGAAATGGACACCAAGGCCGGGAGCCTGACCGTGAACGGATCCCATGCGGAGAGCCTGATCGACTATACGGCCAGTCTGTGGCGGCCCGGCTTTACGCCGGGGGTACACAAGATCACCAGCACGGACGGCGGCCAGATGGAAGCGAGTTGGCGGAACGAATGGATGTAGTGTATATCTTCGACGCGGCGCGGCGGGTGCGAAAAGTGCTGCCCGGCGGCGTGAGTGAGCTCGTCCACAAGGAGGCGGAATACGAACTGGAAGCCGAGGTCACCATGGGCGCGGGCGTGCGTCCGGGGGAATTTCTCGGCTTCTGCTGTGTGGACGGGCGTTTCCGCCTCTTTGAGGTGGACGAGACGGAGGAGGACGACCTGCTGGCCGTGACGCGGATCACCGCCACGGACGCGGCGGCGGCGGAACTGACGGAAAAGGTGATCGAGCACGTGGAGCTGACGGACAGCACCCCGGCGGACGGTGCGGCGGCGCTGCTGGCGGGGACAGCGTGGGAGATCCGGGCCACCGCTGCCGGGAAGCGGAAAGCCACGCTGACGGTGTACTACCAGACGGCGTGGGAAGCGCTGCGGGACATGGCGACGGCGTGCGCGGTGCGGGTCGTGCCCTATTACGATTTCAGCGGCGGAGCCATCACGGCCCGCTGCATTGACCTACAGGAGATGGAGCCCATCTTCCGGGGCCGTATCTTCGATAGCGCCACCGACGCGGGGAGCGTGTATCTGACCCGGACGGGGAGCCCCTGCACGGTGGCCTACGGCGTGGGTAAGGCCACCGGCGAAGGAAACGACCCGTCCCGGCTGACCATTGCGGGCGTGACGTGGAGCAAGGCGGGCGGAGATCCGGCGGACAAACCCTCCGGCCAGACGTGGATCGCCGACGAGGCCGCGCTGGCCAAGTACGGGCGGAAAGAAATGGTCTTCAGCGACCAACAGATCACCGACGCGGCGGAGCTGCTGGATAAGACATGGGAGGCGCTGGAAGCCCAGCGGGAACCCATCATCGGCGGGACGGCCACCGTCCAAGATATGGAGATGCTGCCCGGCCAGAGCCACCGAAAGATCCGGCTCTACGATCTGGTGGCGGTCATCACCCGACAGGGGGAGACCTTTACCAGCCAAGTGGTGGACATCGAGCGCGACTACGTGCGCCCGGAGGAGACCAAGATCAAGCTGGGAGCAGAGAAGGACGAGTGGAAAAAGAGCCTGACAAAACAGATCGCCAGCATCAAGAGCGACCTTGCCAAGGCCCGGGGCGGCGCTGGCCGGGCCGGGAACAGCGCCGAGAAGAATAAGGAGCTGATCGTGGAGAACATGGACTTGATCCGGCTCCACACCATCGCCATCAACGAACAGGCCAACAAGATCAGCGAGACGGAGATCAAGCTGGAAAAGGCCACGGTGCGGATCACGGCCAATGAAAAGCTCCTAGCCAGCCAAGGGGAGCGCCTGAGCAGCACGGAGATCCTGCTCAACGGCTCGGATACCACCATCGGCCTTGTGGCCAAGGTGGAAGCCAACGGCGAAGCGATCTCGTCCGCCAACATCCGCATAGACGGTCAGGCCGCCGAGATCCAGCTGAAAGTCTCCAAAAACGGCGTGATATCCTCCATTAACCAGACCAGCGAGAGCATCACCATCAGCGCCAACAAAGTCAACCTCAACGGCTACGTGACGGCCAGCGACCTGAGCGCGGAAGTGGCCAACATCAACAAGTTTTTCGCGGGGACGGCTCAAGCCAAGCGGATGGACATCAACAATCTGACCACACAGACCTTTCAGGCGACCAACGTGTCGCTTATCAACTACGACTGCGGCTGGAAAACCAAGACCTTTGTAACAGGCGTATCGTTCCCCCGCTACGTGGAGGGAACGATCTACTACAAAGACCAGAGTGGGAACAATGCCCACATGACCGTACTCACCCCCAAAAAGAACTCCAACGGGAGCGTATCATCCAAGGAAGTTGTGTATTTAGGGAGGGCTATAGACAACTAATGAAAGAGATCATTGAGAACGTCATCCAAGCGCTGAACAAGGTGGACACCCACGGGGAAAACAGTCTCAACTACCTGCTGGCCAGCATCCAGACATTGCGGGAGCTGCTGAAAACCATAACGGAGGCGAGCCGAAATGAAAATCAAGACGAGTAAGGGACACGAATACGAAGCGGCCTATCTGGGCGGGCCGACACAGCTCGGAGACCTTGTGATGCTCCAATACGCGGACGGGCGGCGGTTGCCGGAGATCGCCGCGGAGTTTGACGGGCTGGACTGGCTGGAGCGGATCGACGAGGATCAGGGCGACAAGCACTTCGCGGGCTACTCCCGGCTCAACGGGATCAGCCGAAACGGCGGGAACGTGCTGGTCGAGCTGGCGAAGGAGGGATGACCATGGCGGAGAGCGTTGCGCGGGTAGCGCGGTATGAGATCGAGCTGAACGACCCGCTGGTCAATCTCAACGTGCCGGGGCTGCTCGTCCAGAACGACAAGCTGGCGGACACGGTGGTGCTGGCCGTCACCAAGGGCGGACAGGCGGCGACCCTGACCGGGGCGACGGCCTTCGGCGAGTTTGAGCGCCCTGTGGACGGGGCGAAGATCCGCTGCGCCGGGACGGTCAGCGGCGGGACGATCACCATCCCCCTGCTGGATCAGTGCTACAAGTACGCCGGGAGCTTCGCCCTCATCATCCGCTGTAACGACGGGAGCCGGGAGCGGAGCCTGATGCGGCTGTCCGGCTATGTGGAGCGGGGCGGCGACGGCGTTATCATCGACCCCAGCGGCTCCATCCCCAGCTACGGCGATCTGGAACAGGCCATTGCCAACTGTAACGCCGCGGCGGCTGCGGCCACAGCGGCGAAAAATGAACTCCTACAGGCCAAGGCGGACGGCGAGTTAACCGGCCCTCAAGGGCCTCAAGGCCCCACCGGCCCACAGGGAGCGACCGGCCCACAGGGAGCGACGGGCGCGACCCCAAACCTCACCATGGGGACGGTGACCACCGGCGCGCCGGGGACACAGGCCAGCGCCAGCTTCAGCGGGACGGCGGAGGAGCCGATGCTGAATCTGGTGATTCCACGGGGCGCGGACGGAAGCGGTAGCGTCAGCACGGTAGACGGCGTTCAGCCCGCCAGCGGGGACGTACCGCTGGGGGCGGTGCGCTACAGCGAGGCCCAAAGCCTGACGGACGGTCAAAAGACACAGGCGCGGGGGAACATCGGCGCGGCCAAGGACGCGCCCATGACCGGCGCTGCGGCGGACGCTGCGGGCGCTGCCGGTCTGGTGCCAGCCCCCGCCGCCGGGGACGAAAAGAAAGCCCTGCTGGGGGACGGGACGTGGGGAAACGTAGCCTCCACGGGCGTACACGTGGGCGACACCGCGCCGACGGATGAGGATGCCAATGTGTGGATAGACCCAAGCGAGACCGCCAGCGGCTACAGAGCCGCCGCGCGGAACCTGCTGGACAACAGCGACTTCACAGACCCGGTAAACCAGCGGGGAGGGACAAGCGGTACCATTACGGCGTGGACGTATTTCGTCGATCGCTGGCAAGCGACGGACGCTACTTTGACCTATTCCATCGGCGCGGACGGGATCCATCTCACCGCCGGGGAGGCGTGGATGGCCCAGAACGTTCAGTCGAGCGAGGCCAAGGCGGGGAGAACATACACCTTCGCCGTCGGCTTGAGCGATGGGACATTTACACTCTGCACGGGTGCTCTTCCTGCCGGGGAAACGTCGTGGACGGAATTTGCCGGGGAAAACGACGACAACTGCTACGTCCGCATGGCCAAGATCACCGGGGCGGTCATAAGCTGCTCGTTCAAGCCCAAAAAGGCGGTCGTTGCGACATGGGCCGCCCTGTACGAGGGAACCTACACCGCCGACACCCTGCCGCCGTATGTGCCAAAGGGGTATGCGGCGGAACTGGCGGAGTGTATGAGGTACGTCATTGTGTTGCCAAACCAGATGCGTATACGTGCGGCGACGATCAGCAATAACACGTTGGAGGTGTTCGTGCCGCTCCCAATGTTGATGCGTTCCGGGGGATTTCCTTCGCTTCAGGGCGCGGATTTTGCCGTTGTGACCATGACGGGAGATGTACAATCAGGATTTGCATTCAGCGTCATAAGTATTGGCACAAATGGATTTACAATGCGCGCGACAAAAACGAGCCACGGATTATCAGATGCTGACATCAGGACAACGGCATCGACCGTTGTATCGCGTGACCTGTAAAGGAGGATCCTATGGAACATCAAACATACGCCGTGCTGGTGCGCACGGACGAACAGAACCGCATTATCGCGATCAACAGCAGCGCCTTTGTGGCCGACGATGAAGGATGGGTACAGATAGACGAGGGCGACGGCGACCGCTACCACCACGCCCAAGGGAACTACCTGCCTATGCCCCTGACGGACGACCGGGGCGTATACCGCTACAAGCTGGAGGACGGCCACGCGGTGGAGCGTACTCAGGAGGAGATGGACGGGGACTACACCCCGCCCGAAGAAACGCCCACGTTGGAGAGCCGCGTGGGCGGGCTTGAAACCGAGGTCGCGGCCCTCAAGACCGGCCTTGCGGCGGATAACGCCGACATGACGGCGGCGCTTAATCTGCTGGGTGTGGAAAGATCGGAGGTATGACCATGGCGACACTCAAATACAAGGATCCGACCACCGGCCAATGGACGGCCCTCAAGACCATGCCGGAGGCCGGAGCCGTGCGGTACGACACCGCACAAGCACTGGCTGCGGGCCAACAGGCTCAAGCCCGCGCCAACGTCGGCGCGGCGGGGAAGACGGCGGAACATACCGCCACCCTGACGGCGGCGGGATGGACGAGCGACAGCGCCCCCTACACCCAGACCGTGACCGTGACGGGGCTGGCGGCGGACGCTCACCTGATCGTGGGCCTCGCGCCGACGGTGACGGCGGAGGAGATGGAAGCGGCTGCCGCCGCTATGCTGCTGGCCACGGCTCAGGCGGCGGGAAGTATCACCATCAGCGCCTTTGGCGACAAGCCGGAGGCGGCGCTGCCGATCCTCATCATGGAGGTGGGATGACATGAGCATTATCAGTTACTTTCCCGGCGGGAGCGCCGGGGGCGGAACAGGAATGCCGGAGTACACGTACACAGGTAACGCCTCCTTGATCGACGACGGAGGCGGAAACTGGCGGATCAAGCTGCTGACCAGCGGTGTGTTGACGTTTACAAAGCTGGGAAACGCCAAGGGCGGGATTGACCTGTTTTTGGTGGGGGGCGGCGGCGCGAGCGGCTGCTCCTACAACATCTCCGACTGGTGCGGCCCGGGCGGCGGCGGGTACACCCTGACCAAGCGGGCGCTATCCGTGGTCAAGGGAACGGCCTACAAGATCACCGTCGGCGCGGGCGGCGCGTGGCCAGGCGTATCCAACACCCAATCGCGCGGCGGCACTACGAGCGCCTTTAACAGCAGCGCCGAGGGCGGATACAGCGGTAAGTCCATCAGCGGCGGAAACGGCGGTTCGGGCGCTGCGTCCTCCAACTCAACCCTTGGCGGAACCGACGGCGGGGACGGGCAAAAGGGCGCAAACGGCGTTGGCGAGGCCGGAAAAGGCCAGGGAACCACCACCCGCGAATTTGGCGAAAGCACCGGGACGTTGTATGCCTCCGGCGGCGCTTACAACGCCAGCAACGGCACCAATAACGTGGGCAACGGCGCGGACAACACCGGCAACGGGGGCGGCGGAACCAACAACAATGAGAAGCGTACCACGGGCGGCTCCGGCATTGCCGTCATCCGAAACCACAGGGGGTGAAAAAATGAACTATGCATTGATTGAAAACGGAGTCGTGACCAACATTATCTGGCTCCGCCGTGCCCTGCGGAGACTTGCCCGTGGCCATCGGCGACACCTACGACGGGACGGACTTCTACCGGGGCGGGGAACGCGTGCTGACAGCCCTTGAACAGGCCCAGAAGGACGCGGAGGACATGGCGGAGGCGCTGAAACTGCTAGGCGTAGAAACGGAACAGGAGGAGGAATAAATGGGGAAATTTTACGAGGCTGCAAAGATCGTCCGGGCGACGATGGACAAGGCTGGGGCCATGCTGACGGACGAACAGGCCTTGCAGGTGACCACCCTGTATCCCCTGTGGGACGCTGCGAAGACCTACGCCGTGGGCGCCCGGGTACGATACGGAGGCGAACTCTACCGCTGCCTGACGGCCCACACAGCACAGGCGGCATGGACACCTACTGCCGCGCACAGCCTATGGGCTAAGGTGCTGACCGACCCCAGCGGGGAGATCCTGCCATGGGTACAGCCGGACAGCACCAACCCATACGCCAAGGGCGACAAGGTGACGCACAACGGCAAGACGTGGGAAAGCCTTGTGGACAATAACGTTTGGGAGCCGGGCGCAGTCGGGACGGAAAGCCTGTGGAAGGAAGTGTCGGCATGATCGACTTTGTGGTCGGCTTTGTGGTCGGCGGGATCGTCGGCTTTGCGGTGGCCGCGCTGCTGGCGGCGGGGAGGAGCGAGCTATGACCGGCGAGAGAGCCGCCGCCTTTGCCAGGTCGAAGATCGGACAAGGCTACATCTACGGTGCCAGGGGCCAGACGTGTTCAGCGGCCTTCCGGCGGCAGCAGGCCCAGCAGTACCCCGATCAGGCCCAGAACATTCTCGTCACCGGGGCCAAGTGGGACGGGCGGCCCGTGTGGGAATGCGCTCAGCTGACCCGCTTTGCCGCCAAGGCGGCGGGGGTGGAGCTGCCCAGCGGGGCCACCAGCCAGTGGCGAAAGGCCCCGTGGAAGCGCAAGGGCACCATCGACAGCCTGCCGGAGGGCGAGGTGGTGTATCTGTACCGGCAGAAAGGCTCCATCATGCAGCATACCGGCCTCGCGCTGGGGGACGGCACCTGCGTCCATGCCCGGGGCACGTCCTACGGCGTGGTGCATCAGCCGGTCAGGGACTACCCGTGGACGCACTGGGCCAGCCCATGGGAAGCGGAGAACGCTCCCGAGCCGGTGGAACCCATCGACCCCATGACGGAGGCCACCGTGTACGCTGAAAACGGTCTGCCGGTGAAGTTGAGGAACAAGCCCAGTCAGGGCGAGAACCTGTACTGGCACGTGCGGAGCGACACGCCTGTTACCATCCGCCATCCGGGCGAGGAATGGTCACAGATAACGGCGCTATGCACCGACGGCATCCGGCGGACGGGCTGGATGATGTCGCGATTTTTGGTACAAGGATGAAACTATGTACCATTAAATCAAGAAAATATGAAACTTCGTGCCGGAAAGGAGGTGAGAACGAAATGACTACCAGCGAAATCATCTCCTTTGCGGCCATGATCGTCGCCCTGCTGATGCTGATCCTCACAGGCCGCCGGGACACGAGGGGCGGAGCGTCCGAGCAGGGCGAGGTCAAGAGCACCCTCCGGGGTATCGCTAACGGAGTGGACGACATCCGCGTGGAGCAGCGGGCCATGCGAAACGATATCGTCAATCTCTCCGTCCGGGTGGGAAAGGTGGAAGAAAGCGCGAAATCCGCCCATCACAGGATCGACGCGCACGAAACGAGGATCAATAAACTGGAAAGCGAGGAGCAAAAGAAATGAGGAAGATCATGGTATGGTTGCTGGCACTGCTGCTCCTGCTCACGCCCGTCTGGGCGCTGGCGGAGGAAAGCATCCTGAAACAGGTGGACTGGACGCAGGTGGTCGTCTCCATCATCGGCGCGCTGGCGGCGGCTATGTCCGCCCTGCTGGCGCGGGTATGGACGCGCTACGTGCGCCCATGGCTGGAAAAGCGGGATATGATCGACGCGGCGAAGATCGCCGTGGAAGCCGCGGAAGCCATGCTGGGCCGGTATCTGGGGGAAGACAAATGGGCATATGCGTTGAACAGAATGAAAGATATGGGATTTAACATCGAATCGGAGGTCGTGCTGGACGCGCTGAAAGCCGCATGGAAACAGCTCGATTTGAAGCAGCTCGCCTCCGGGGAGAAGACGAAACCGCCTGAAGAATCCTCCGCTGCCGATCCTGCCGAGGTCGCGGAGGGCTAACCCATGGAGCACGGGCGGCAGGATTACGAGAGGGTCATTGATCTGTGGGTGCGCAGTGAGCGCGACCGCAGAGCGCTGAAACGTAAATACCTCGACGGCATCTGCTATGAGCAGATCGCCGACGAGCTCGGGATCAGCCCTAGAACCGTGCAAAACATCGTCAACAGGTGGCGGGGAACAGTAGAGCGCCACCTATAAAAACCAACGCCGGGGATTATTCCCCGGCGTTTTTTGTTTGAACCAAATCGTCCATCTGACACCCGAGCGTCTGCGCCATCAGGCTCAGCGCGTGGGAGGACGGAGAACAAAACCCGTGCTCCCAGCGGGAAATTGCCAGCGGCTTGCATCCGACTGCTTCCGCCAGCTGGACTTGGGTCAGCCCGGCGGCTATACGGGCGGAGGCGATGGGACTTTGTGCGCCACGGGCGCGGGGACTAGTTCTGGCCATGGGATTCCTCCTTTTTTTGCTTTGCGCGGCGATTGCGGTAGTAGAGCCTGTTGTATGCATTATCATATAGACCGGCACAAACATCGAGCCACTGCCCGCTGCTCATTGCCGATAATAGGGCGGATGGGTCAACGTTGGGGAGTACCGTCCAGCCGCGGAAGGCTTGAGCCGTAGAGAGCGCGCTGGCGGCAGAATTGACGTTTGGAAACTCCTCCGGGTGCTCCCGGAGAAACTGTCGAACGTTGGTGACCTCGTAAATATGTCCGTCCGGCGAGCGGAGGCGGAAGAACTTGCGTATCCTTGAGGGGGTAGGGTAATCTACATGGCCGTCCAACGTCTCCCGGGAAACCACCTGCCACCCGGCAGTGCCGCCGTTTTTGTAAAGGAGCAGGATCGCGGTCTTGGGCTTGGGAAAATAACCCGGATGATCGTCCATAAACGCTTGGAGGTTGTCCGTCTTGTAGTACTCGCCTTTTGGGGAGCGGAGCACCCAGCGCCTGTATTGAGGCTTGGCCTTGGCGGGATCCTTTTTTCGTTCCGCCTCCGCTTTCCGCCGACACTCCATCGAGCAATAAAGGCGCTGGTGTTTGTTGAGCTCACAGCCGCATACCTCACATACACGGACGCGGCTTTCGACGGCTTTTTTGTAGACTTCCGCCCGGCTGGGTCTGCGCCTTTCGTTGATCGCGTCTTTGTTCTGTTTGTAGCGCCGGAGAGCGTCCTCTTTCCAGATCTCCTTAGCACAGGCGGGACAGTAACGCTGGAGGCCGCCATCCACGATATACTCCGCTCCACAGCGCTCACAGCGCGACACGCTGCCGATCTGCCGCGCGTGCCCTGCCTTTTTGCGCTGGTAATGTTCCGCATTATGTTTGCGGTCAGCTTCCGCCTGACACGACGGACAGCGGTAGGAGCGCGGGTAGCCGTAAAAGGTGGAGCCACAGTCGGCGCATACTTTCGGCTTCGGCTGCTGGTGGTTGCCGGGAAGCTTCCCCAGCTGGGCCCGCGCGGCCTTCTCGCGCTGGCCCAGCGCGACCTGCCGACAATGCGGCGAACAGTAAAAGCGGTGGCGGCCGGTGAGCTCCCGGCCGCACACTTCACAGGTTCTCATTTTATGCCCGTGTGCCTTCCCGGACGATGATCTCATCCTGACAATAATCATCATCCGTGGTACACACGGCGATGCGGACTTCAAGCCCGTCGTTTTCGGGTTTCTTGGCCTCCTGCCGGGCCATGCGGAGCGCCTCGCGCTTCACGGTGCTGCCGTTATCGGAGGCGTAGTTGCTGCCGACCTGTACCGCGTACCAATTCTTGCTCATCGTTTTATCTCCTATCGCCCGGCGGCTTATCCCGCCAGCGGCTCCTCTTGATCACGGTATTATTATATATCATAAATGATAAATAGTCAAGGAAAAAACGAAATTTCTTAGACTTTTTTTGAATCGAGGAGCCGGTTGATCTCCGACAAACGCTCATATAACCGACGTTTTTCCGCCACCAGCGCCGCCCGGTCGAGTTTCTGGAGATCATTCGCGGGCTCCGGCTCCTGCCGGGACTCCTGGGGTTGCTCCGGCGACTGCTCACGCCGGTAGGTGATCTTGTACTCGTCAGCGTTGCTGCGGATGAGCCGCTGGGCCTTTTTGAGGGGGACGCGGTACAGCTCCACAACGCATCCAGCCGGGATGATGGTCATCCAGTTCATGTGGCTGCCACCGCTCCGGGGCTGACCACAGGTAAAGGCCACGCCGGGGCCGATCATCGCCCCGCTGTCGCGCCCTGTGGCTTTGGCTATCGTCAGGCCGCTAAGGGAGATCGCTCCCCGAACGGCGGAGACGTTGTGGAGGTATTCCACGACCACTGTCGCCGTTTCTTCCGCCGGGGCCACGTCCGTCTCGCCGTAGATATCCATCAGGAGCTTTCGCGCCGCCGGAAGCGCCTCCGACGGGATCACCCAGCGCCGGGAACCCGAGTCCCACCTGCCGCCCATGAGGCGGATCCGGCGGACGAACACGGAGCTGTAGGGGCTGGTGATGTAGGCCTTGCCGTCTATGGTCTCAATGGAGATCGCGCTCATGCTCAATGCCGCTCCTGCCGGATCTCGCCGTTCTCGTCGATGGCCAGCGTATAGCTGCGCTTGCCGTCGTGGTAGTCCTGCTTCCATTGGCCGTCGTAGTAGGGCGCGCCGTCAAACACGATCTCGTCCGCCTCCTCCATGGTGACGTTGCCGTACAGCCAGTCGTCCACCAGCTCGACCATATCCTCGGCGGTGGTGATCTCCTGCTCGTAGGTTTCCATTGTGTTTCTCCTTCTGCCGGGCTTTGGCCCGCCCGGCGGGGCTTCGCTCTTTTACGCCAGCGGATGGAGGGCCTTGACGAGGATCAGCTCCACGTCCTCGTCCGCCCCGACGCTCAGCTGCGCGGCGTGATGCTCGTTGTGACACTGCTGGGTGTAACAGCCGGCGGAGGGGTCGTAACAGGGCCGCCCGTCCAGCGTCATCAGGGCCCGGGGGTTCTCCCGGATCCAGCCCGTAAAGATTCGATTCAGATCCGCCGCGCTAAAGTGTTCCGCCGGGTAGTGATATTTCATATATTCGCTTTCCATGGGGCCCTCCTTCTGCCGGGCTTTGCCCCGCCCGGCGGGGGCGTTGATCGTCTTAGTCGTTGACCCATCCCCAGCGGTCGAACCACTTTTTGGGGGCCTCCACGTAGTAGCTGTACTCGCCAGCGGCGTAGATGCGCTCCACCTGTACGTCGTCGGGCTCACACACATCCGCCAGCGCGTCCAGCTCGGGGATCAGGGTCTCGGTGGTCACGTGTACGCCGTGGCCTTCGTCCGTGATGGGGTTCCGGCTGATCTCCATACCGTACTTTTTGGCGATCTCTTTCAGTTCGTTAATGCTCATTGTCCTATCTCCCATGCCCGGCGGCTTATCCCGCCCGCGGCCCTTCCTTGATTACGTACTTATTATATATCAAAAATGATAAATAGTCAAGGAAAAATTCAAAATTTCTGAAAGTTTTTTGAGTTCTCTTTCCCCGTACCCCGTCAATTCTCGGGGTACGGGCTGTCCATCTGGAGGGGCTCGTCCGGGTGATAGCTGCGCCACGAGTCGTAGATATCCAGCGCGCCGATCCTCATCCCGCCGATCATCACAGCGCCCATATCGCCGATCAGGGCCTGACAGATGGCCGTGGCCTGTTCCACGGTCAAGCTGTCGAAAAATATCCGCCGGGCTTCCCGCTCCATCACGTAGAGCGCGTCGGCCACCAGATACTCCCACTCGTCGGGGCCGTCGTCCACCCGCTGGCCCGCCGTAAAGATGTTAAAGGATTCGCCGTCGTCCCAGATCTTGGCGATCCGGGGAAGGTATTCCTTCACCCGCTCGTCGTTGAGGGTGTAGACGTAGAGTTCTCCGTTACGGGCCTTGATGGATTCCACCAGTTTTTCCAAAGTCGTCATGATCTTTCCTCCTTGCGTGTTATCGGTCTAAGAGTTTCTGCTGATAGTCGCTTTCGGCGACATTGATCTTGAGTGCGGTCATCACGCTGCCGACCCGGCTCTGCATGGTCGCGTCGGCCCGGACGAGCTGGAAACAGTCGATGATATCACCGGCGTAGGGGGCGTTCACAAGCGCCTCCCGGACGCGGGTCAGCTTGGCGATCAGCGCGTCCACCTTTTCAGCGGGGACGACCTTCCGGGACTCTTTGTCGGAGTAGTCGATCATGTAGTCGATGGTCTCCAAGGTGGTCTTCTGGATCTCTTCCGCCCACTTGATCTGCTTCTCAGTGCCTCGCATCGTCCTATCTCCCCTGCCCGGCGGCTTATCCCGCCCGCGGCCCTTCCTTGATTACGGTATTATTATATATCATAAATGATAAATAGTCAAGAGGAAATTTCAATTTTTGCCTATTTTTTTCTGAAATTTTGTACCAAAAATGCTGAAAACTTGCGCCGCCCTTTCATGGCGCTTCCTCCCCATCTGTGGGAAACTATCCCCAGAAGGGAGCGTGAAAACATGGCGAATTTCCCACCCTACCAAATGCCACAGACCTACCAGCCGCCCATGTATCAGGCGGCGTATCAACAGCCCGCCTATCAGCCCGCCCAACAGGCCCAGAACGGCCTCAGCGGTCGCATGGTCACCAGCCGGGAGGAGGCGCTGGGCGTGCCGGTGGATTTCATGGGCGGCCTGATGGTCTTCCCGGACGTGAGCCACGGCGCGATCTACACCAAGCTGTTTAACAGCCAGACGGGCCAGACCGATTTCGCGGAGTACCGCCGGGTCGCCCGGCCTGAGCCCAACACAGAGACCGCCGAAGCCTACGCGCTGGAGAGCGACGTGAAGGCCCTGCGGGATCAGGTGGCGGAGCTGACGGGCCAGATCGACGCGCTCAAGACGCGCCGCCGCGCCCAGAAGGAGGCGGCGGAAAATGAATAACCCCCTCATGAAGCTTTTGCAGGCCGCACAGGGCGGCGGCGATCCCATCCAGATCCTCAGCCGACTGGCCGGGAATGACCCCATGATGGCCCAAGCCCTCAAAATGGTACAGGGTAAGACTCCCGACCAGCTCCGCCGGATGGCGGAGAACATGGCCCGGGAGCGGGGAACAAGCCCGGAGGCGATCCTCCGGGGGCTGGGTATCAGATCATGAAGCACCCGCGGGAGCGCGCGGCCCGCGCTGCGAATATAAGATAAGGAGCGATAACACTATGGCGGATAATGATTTTTCCAGCGGCTACGCGGTAGGCGTAAGCGAGGGCCGAAACAACTCCAACGGGATGTTCGGCGATGGGAACTGGCTCTGGATCATCGTGGTCTTTGCCCTGCTGTTCGGCTGGGGCAACGGCGGCTTCGGCGGTAACCGGGGCGGACAGGGCTCGGCGGTGGACGGCTACGTCCTGACCAGCGACTTTGCTAATGTCGAGCGTAAGATCGACGGGGTCAATAACGGACTCTGCGACGGCCTGTATGCTCAGGCCCAGCTGGTAAACGGTGTCCAGCAGAGCATGGCTAACGGCTTTGCTCAGGCGGAGCTTTCTCGTTCTAACCAGCAGGCGGCCCTCATGCACCAGCTCTACACCATGGGCGCGGCCAATCAGCAGTGCTGCTGCGAGACCCAGCGCCAGATGGAGCGGGGCTTCGCGGACATCAACTACAACATGGCGACGCAGGCGTGCGATACCCGCAACACCGTGCAGACGGCGGCGCGCGACATCATCGACGCTCAGAGCGCCGGGACTCGCGCCGTGCTGGATTTCTTGACTCAGGATAAGCTGGCGACCCTGCAGGCCGAGAACCAGTCTCTCAAGCTGGCGGCCAGTCAGGCCACCCAGAACAACTATCTGGCGGGCGTGATGAGTCAGGAGACCAATCGGATCATCAATCGGGTGGCCCCCTACCCTGTCCCTGCCTATCAGGTAGCAAATCCTCTGGCCGGTTGCGGCTGTAACTCGGGCTATAACGGCTGCGGCTGCTGCTGATCCCCGTAAGGGTGACAATTCGGGGCGGGAGTCATCCCGCCCCTGAGAAAGGAATGAACATCATGGCCTGTAAAACTGTTTGTCGGCTCTGCGACCGGCTGGTGATCTCTCAGGCGGTCACCTTCGCGGGCGGGACGCTGACCATTAACCTCCCGGCGGGTAACTACCAAAACGGCCAGAAGTACTGTATCGTCGTGGCTCAGTCCATCCCGGACGCAGCCACCATCAACGCGCCCGTGGTCGTCACCATCGGCACGGGGACGGCCCAGTACCCGCTGACCAAGTGTAACTGCGCACAGGTCACGGCCTGCGGCATCCGCACGCGCACCAAGTACTCCGCCGTCGTCGTCACCACGGCCACCGGCGGTACGTTCCGCTTGCTGGGTCGCCCGGCTTGCGCGCCGAACAACGCCCTTGAGTCCATCAACGGGACGGCTCCCGCCGCTGAGGCAGGAGGTGGAACGACGTGAACGGTATCACCATGAGGATGCTCACCCGCCCCCGCGAGGAGGGCGAGGAGGAACGCCGCCCGGAGGAGACCCGGCGGAGGACACGAGAAGAACACCGCGAAGACTGGCCGGAAGAGCGGCGCACGGAGGCCTACGGCTACCCGATGGAGCGACGCATGACGGCGGATCCCTATCGGCATCAGCCGGACTACACGGAGCCGCCCCGGGCGGGTCTCTATGACGGAGGCCGTCTCGGCTTCGGAGCCGCCCACTACGACGGCGGCATGACCCGCGCGGACGATCACAAGCCCACGGCAATCAAGGCCACCGGCACGGTCTGGATGGACTCCCCCACAGCGGAGGAGGAATCCTCCGGCGAGATCGACCAAGAGTCGGCCATGCGCTGGGTACAGAGCATGGAGGGGACGGATCCCAACCATCCCCGCGGCGGGAAGTGGTCGCCCGAAGCGCTGAAACCTCTGGCGCAAAAGGAGGGCTTTCCCACCGACGGCCCGGAGTTCTGGGCTTTCTACGCGGTGGCCAACGCCATGTACAGCGATTATGCCGCCACGGCCAAGCGCTACGGCATCCACAGCCCGGATTTCTACGCCGATATGGCCGCCGACTTCATTCGGGACGCGGACGCACAGCCGGACAAGGTCGAGCGCTATCTGCGCTATATCGTCCGCAAATAACAAGACCCCCTGCCAAATCGGCAGGGGGAATTTTTACGCCGCCAGTTGAAATATCGCGCATCCATGATATAATAGGAAAGTCATGCAAGACTCCGTTGCTCTGGTGCAAAGGTTCGGATTATGCCGGGCTTGGTGTACCACATCCACCAAACCCGAACCAGAAATCTCATCCCCACGGCCCGCCAGATTGTAGGCCACGAGGATAGAGACCTTCTGGTTCGGGTTTTGCTGTACCACGATCTTATTCACCAGCATATCAATGACATTCCGCATATAGTCCTCATCCTCCAGACACCCATCCGCAAAACAGGATAGCCACCGCAGAATATCCACCTCCGTCAGCTCGGGCGCGCCGCGCTGCTCATCGGCCAGCTCGGCGGCGATGCTGGCTTTGCGCCCCTCCAGCTCGTTGATGCGCCCCACCAGCGTGGCGGAGACCGCGCCCTGCTCCACCATGCGCAGGAGGTTGTCCAGCGAGCGCGTCACCTCGTCCAACTGGCGGCGGAGGGACACGGCGGCGCTGTCGTCCTCGGCCTGACGCTGATATTCAGCCGCGGCGGCGTGGGCCAGCGCCTTGATGTTGTCCGGGCTGAGGAGCGTCCGGGCGTGCTCCACCACCAGCCGCTCCAAGTCGTCCTTGCGGAGGGTGGGCATCTTGCACCCGAGGCGGCGCTTGCGCCCGCTGCACGCGTAGTAGTAGTACCGCGTCCCGGAGTGGTTGTGGCCGCTCTCCCCCGCCATGGGCTTGCCGCACGCGCCACAGTAGAGCTTGGTGCTCAGGAGGTAGTTGATCGTGGCCTTGGTGCGCCCGGGGGCCGTCGTGTTTTTGCGGAGCCGCTCCTGTACCCGGCGGAAGGTGCCGGGGTCGACGATGGGCGGGACTTGCCCCACCAGCTCCACCTCGCCATTATAATGATAGGTGCCGATGTATTTTCTGTTGGATAACAGGGCGTTAAAGGACGAGCGATTGAACGCCTTCCCGGCCCGTGTGCGATAGCCCTGCGCGTTCAGCTCGTCCGCGATCCGGGCGAGGCTCATGCCCTCGGCGTAGCGCTCAAAGGCCAGCCGGACGGCGGGCGCGGTGGCCGGGTCGATCTGTAGCCGCTTATCCACGGACACATAGCCAAGCGGGATGGTGCCGCCGGTGGACAGGGCCTTGGTGGCGTTCTCGTGCATCCCGCGTGTCACGTCCTGCGCGAGGGATTTGCTATAGAACTCGTCCAAACTCTCAAAAATGCCCTCGATCAGCGCGCCCTCCGGGTTGGCGCTGATGGGCTCGCACGCGCTGACCACCTTCACGCCATTCTGCCGGAGCCGGGCCTTGTAGACGGCGCTGTCGTACCGATTCCGGGCGAATCGGCTGAACTTGTAGACGATGACCACCTCAAAGCCCCGGCGGGCGCTGTCCCGGATCATCCGCTGGAAATCCTCCCGGCGCTCCACGTCCCGGCTGGCGGACAGGGCGCGGTCGGTGTACGTGTCCACGACCTCGTAGCCCTCCCGTGCCGCGAACTCCTGACAGACCCGGAGCTGCCCCTCGATACTGATCTCCTGCTGCTTTTCGCTGGAGTAGCGGGCGTAGATAACAGCTTTCATACGATCACCCTCTGACCGGCGAGCCGATCGCCGCGTGGCCGTAGCGGATCAATCCACGATCCCCGCCGGTCACGTCCCAGGCAAACCATAGACAGATGACGACCAAGATCACAAGCAAGGCCAGCGCCACCACGCGCCAGACGCGCATTTGCTTTACTTCGGCGCGGAGGTGCTGCTCCCGCGCCTCGATCTCCGCGGCGTGGGCCTCTTTCAGGGTTTCAAGCGTGACGGCGGAGTTCCGTTCCATTACTTCCATTTCCCGCCGGTGGGCGGCCTTCATATCGGGAACGTACTCGCTGCCATAGCTGGGCTCGGGCTGGGGATCCTCCACTTCCTCCGGCGGAGGATCCAGCGGAATGCCCAGCGCCGCACAGATCGAGAAGACACGGTCAAAGGCGGGAACCGTCGAAGTATTCAGGAAGTTGTCGATGGTGCCTTTCGAGTTTATGGTCAGATCAGCCAGTTTTTGGGAGGATATGCCCTGCCGGGTCATTTCCGTCCTGACATGTTCCCGGAGCGCGTCCATATCATACGGCTGCATAGGATCCTGTTCGGTTTTGTCCATGTTTCTGTCCTCTTTCCCCTAGAAAATTTTGTCGAACGCTGGCGACTGCCAGAAAGATGGGATTGCGTCCGGGCATAACGACGTGATACACCAGTATCAGCAACGGCCAGCGCTTGCACTGGCTCCATTATAGGACGGCTCGCCCGAAAAGACAAGAGGAAAGGACGGAGGAAACACATGACAAATTATCAGGAAGAGATCCTGCGGATGGTGAAGGAGATCCGCACGCCGGAGATCCTGCGGAAGATCTACCGCGTCGTGCGGATGATGTACCGGGCGGAGGTGGGCCGATGAGCGCCGACGACCGCGCCCGCGTGCTGGCGCTGCTGGAAAGTTTATGCCAATTAGACATGTACAAGGTGGAAATTTATGCCGAGACGCTGCTGGAAATACACGGAGGGATTGAAAAAGCCACAGAGCCGCGTTAAAATGAGAAAAAGAACCATAGGGAGGACGCGTCTATGCCACTGATCGGGTACAGGGACAACTGTCTTTATTGCGAAATGCACGTTGCGGGAGTCACGCACAAAAATGGCCGTCGGTCACGTCAAACCATCCTGCGGAGGATCTACTGGGAGGACGAGCCATACGACAGCTTTAGCGCCGAGCGGGACGTGGGCCCGAAGCTGACGGAGTTTGAGGGTCAACCGGCGGTCGAGATCTGGGTGCGCGGAGGCGAAGAGCCGGAAATGGTCGGCTATGTGCCGAAAACGGAGCTGCCCTTTGTCCTGTCCCACTGGGACAGATACGCCGGGGTCAGCTGTTTTGAGGTATCCGGCGGAGGGACGGACGCGGACGGCGAAAGACTCAACTTCGGCGCGCGTCTCGTGATGCGCTTTTTGGCGACCGACGAGGAAAAAAAGGAATACGACGAGAAACACAAAGAGGATCTTGAAAAAGTCAAAAGACAAGAGATCGTCGACCGGGAAAGAGAGGCCAGAGCCGCGCGCGCCCGCGCCGCGATCCAAGACCGGGCGGAAGCCGAAAAACGCGCCGAAGCGGCACGGAAACAGGAGGAAGCCGAGAAAAAAGAAAAACAGAAAAAGGACAAGATCATCGCGGCTGGAATCATCGTGGCGGTCATCGTCCTGCTAAAGCTGCTGGTAAAGTAAACACCATCAACAGGGAAGACCCCCGGACACTACGTCCGGGGGTCTTCTTTTTGCGTTTGGCTGTCCAGATACGCCAGAAACGCTTCCGCCAGATCAGGCGGCATGTTGACAACGAATCTGACCAGCCGCTTTTTGGCCTCGCTCTGGCCCTCCATGGTGCGGGTGATGGACTGGATGTCGCTGCTCACCTGCGGGTCGATCATCTCCCCCTCGCCGGTCTCCAACCACCGGCGGGAGATACCGAACTCGGAACAGATGAGTTTCTTTGTCGCTTCGGTCGGTTCCCGCTTTCCGCTCAGCCACATACTGACGGCGGATTGTTGGATTCCGACGCGGTCTGCGAGCGCCGCCTGTGTGATTCCGGCCATCTGGATAATCGCTTTGATCCGATCTTTCAAAGGCTTCCCCTCCTTTCAGATAATATTATATCACAAAATTATATTTTTGTGAAGTTTTCTCTTGACAAATATATTTATGTGAACTATAATTATCACAGTAAGATAAAAGGAGGCGGACAGGATGAGTAAAGACAGTATCGCCAGCGTCATCATGGCCAAGGCGGCGGAGATGACCGACCGGGAAGCGGAACTGGCCATGGCGGTAGCCGCCGCCATGCAGAGCGGCTACGAGCTGGGCCGACTGAGCGCCCAGAAGGACGATAACAAGGCCAGCGCGTGACGCTGGCGGAGGGAGGAAAACCATGAAGAAACCAGCGCCGCTCCGGGATTGGCCGAGGCGCTACCCGAACCTGCCGCTGTATCTGAGCATTATTGCCCTGCTGGCGGCCATAGCAGCGCCAATAGCACGCGGATTTCTGGCCAGAATGACTTGACCAGCGCTGCGAGGGCGATGCCGGTCGTAATCCAGTACCGGATGGCGTCCCGACGGACTTCGGCCCGGTGCGCGGCCAACAGCGCCCGCCCGGCGGGCGTGATGTTGACGGTCTCAAAGCCGGAAACGACTGCACCGTCATCCCGTAGGAGCTTCATCTGCCCTTTCTCCAGCGGGGAAAGGGACGAAAGTGGAAGCGGCCCGCCGCGGTCAAGGCGGCGAAGAAGCGCATATTGATCGGACATCAAAGACCCTCCATCCATAAGATGACCAAAGCATATCACACAAGCCAAAGGGGGACAAGGACATGTTCAACCAAGCCCGATTCGATCTCATCCTCGCACTGACGGGGGAGAAGATGGTCGACGCGGCGGAGGCGATGGGGATCTCCATGGCCAGCCTGTACAACAAGCGCCATGGGAAAAACGATTTCACCAGCCGGGAGATCGAGGCGTTCTGCCGCCACTATATGGTCAGCCCCATGGACGTGTTTTTCGAGGGGCTGGAGGATGACCTGCGCCGGGCTAAGGGGGCGAAAGCATGACAGAGCTGCGAATGCGGTCGTACCGCCAGAAAGCCGCGCTGAGAGTGTGGACAGGCCCGGCCATCTATCACGGAATCGAGATTATCCCCCGGACGGGCCTCAACCTGCTGCGCTACAAGCGCCGTCTGCGGCGGATGGCCGCGCCGGTGTGCCCGCCGGATAAGACTTGGGAGGTCGTGCTGCTGTTCATGGCGGCGGTGGGAATGTTTCTTTACGCCTTCCTGCGGTGGTGGTTCTTATGATAAAGAGCCATGACTTCCTTCATGCTGTGCCGGGCCAGATGTCCAGCCAAGTCAGGCTGGGGACTCACCTCTTTGCTCCGGACACGGTCACTGCTCCACGCCATACCTGCGCCGACCCGCGAAAAATCCGAAGCGTCAAGACGCTGGAAAGCCAGCTCTGCTACAACGCCCGCTACACGGTGGACATACGCGGGCGGAAGACGGCGGATAACGGGCGGACGAACCAACGCTGGACGCTGAACCTCGGAGCCTGTATCGAGTGCGAGAGCCCCTGCGAGTACGGGATGGAGCGGCTGCGGAGGCTCAAGATCCACGAGCTGCTGGAGCTGGGCTGCGGGGCTGACTGCCTCACCTGCCCGGAGCCCTGCCGGGTGTACAAGCTGGCCGTGGGGAAGATCGCCGCCGAGGAGATCCAGAAGGCCGTGAAACGGAAACAGGCCGAGGCCTTCGCCCGGGCGGCGCTGGCTCAATATCTGCCGGAGGGCGAGAAGCACCAAGAACGGGAACAGCACCCAAAAGGGAGAGCCCACAGACGGAAACCCGCGACGGTCAGCGGTGCGGGCCGAAATAAGGGTGAGCGCAGCGAACCGAGGACGAGCACGGCGCGAAGCGACAGCACAGGACGAAGCCAACAACGCGCCGCAGGCGTGGAGTGGGCCGAAAAAAAGGAGGAGACCCCATGAGCACGTTGGCCTTGGACACACAGGCCCGGACGATCCTCGCACAGGACACCGCCAGAGCCGCCATGAGGGCGATCCAGTCCCCGGCCTATCTGGACGAGTGCGAAGCGTGGGCCCAAAAGTGGTGGGGCCTCCCCTACGCCGTCGTCCGCCGGAAGACCCCGGAGGAGCTGGAGCCCCAGCTGACGGCGTGGCTCGACACCCTGCGCCGCCCGGAGCCGGTGCTCTGCGGGAACGTGGAGGTCATCCCCTTTGAGCGGGGCTAGGCCCGTATAGGGCCGAATATGGGGCTGGGAGTTCATCAGGGAAAGAACGTTGTCGAAATGCGCGCGGCTGTGCTAACGCGACGAAGGTGCGGGTTCGACACCCGCCCGCCCCACCACGGTGCGTCTGGTCAACGCGCCGTTTGTCAGTCCCTCCTTGAGAGGGGGAAACTCTCCTTCCGATGTGTGGCAAAGCGGAAAGACGCTTGGCGGCCCGGACAGACGGGTATTTCATGGGGCGCACGGTTTGGGCACGGGAACACAGGAATCCCGCACTGGCCGGTTCAACTCCGGCTGGCCCCACCAACCCCGGGCTGGACACACCCGGGTAGCACCTCAGAAGGGTGCGAAGCACCGAGCCGTGAGGACGGCGCGAAGCGCACCCGCAACGGCGAAGCCCACAACGCGCCGCAGGCGTGGAGCGGGCCGCAGAGGCATGGGGTGTCATTACCTCCTAGGGGCATGACCCCGACCCTACCCCTTCACCATCTTTTCGGGGCGGGCGGCCCTCTGGCGCACGGTGGACTGGTACGACACCGGCGCTTTAAGAGGGCCTATTTTATGGGCTGAAAAAAGGCCCCGGCGAAAACGCCGAGGCCCGAACCAAAGGAAGTAGGACTCTTGTATTATACCACAAACAAGCCGAGAAATCAAATCAAGGGAGGAAGGACAAATGGGCATGAACAAAGGGATGTACACAAGTAACAGCTGCGAATGGGAAACGCCGCTTGATTTTTTTAAGGATCTGGATGCGGAGTTCCACTTTGACGTGGACGTATGCGCCACGCCGGAAAATGCCAAATGCACCGAATATTACACCAAAGCGGACGACGGACTGAAAAAAACGTGGAGGGGCTCCTGCTGGATGAACCCGCCATACGGACGCGGAATCGGAAAATGGATGAAAAAGGCATATGAATCCGCCCAAAGCGGTGCGACGGTGGTGTGCCTCGTACCTGCGCGGACAGATACCGGCTGGTGGCATGACTACGCTATGCGCGGGGAGGTGCGCTTTGTGCGGGGACGGCTTAGATTTAACGGGCTTAATTGCAATGCGCCGTTTCCCTCGGCGGTGGTGATATTTCGGGGGAGAGCGGATTGGAAAAAGGAAGAAGGACAATGGAACGAAGAAAATGCCGCCGCTGCGGCCATCCCATGACGCGGATCATCACCCAGCCCATAGAGCCGGGCGGAAGCCGCTGGAAGGCCTGTTACACCTGTCTCAGCTGCGGCCACAAGATCGTGGCTGCGCCCGCTGGGAGCCGGGCGGAATACGGCAAAAGCTGGCGCTGCTGGCCCCGGAAGCCTACCCCGGAGCAGATGGCGGCAGCAGAATGGGAGGAATGAGCATGGAATGGATCAGTGTTAAGGACAGGATGCCGGAAGACGATGCAACGTATCTTGTATATGGGCGAAACGGGTACGGGATAGGGTTTGCCGTCTATTATGGCGACGGCGAATGGCTTACCTGTGATGATTTGACCAATATTACACGGTTCATCACTCACTGGATGCCCCTGCCGGAATCGCCAAAGGAGGATTGAACCATGAAAAAGAAACATGCCCTCATTGCCCTATGCGCCGCCATGCTCCTGCTGCTTTGCGGATGCTCGGAAGCCTCAAAAGCAAATTGGAATATCTCCAAGCAGGCGGATTATTTTGAGGCCGAGCGGAAAATCACGGTCTACAATGCCCGGACGGATAAAATCATACTGGAAGTTGAGGGCTACATGGCGATCAGCAATAACGATAATAACGAGCTGGTTGTTACGGTGAAAGTTGGCCCGGGAACCTATAAAAAGAACTATGTATACCTGAACGATTATACCATGTACGTCGTGGAGGACATCACCGGGACGCATACAGACCCGTATCATTATCGCCTGTATTTCCACGTCGAGCCGCCCCTGTACGTGGAAACCAAACCATAAGGAGACCCGCCCATGAACCCATACAGAATCACCTCTGCCGCCCTTGTGCTGGCGCTGGCCGCTATCGCCCTGACCGTGTGCGCGGGGCTGGCCGCCGGGCGGAACATGTGGCCGTGGATCGTCGGCTACTGGGCGGTGCTGACAATCAAAAATATCGTGGACTGGATAGGGAGGGAAAAAGAATGACCATCAAAGGGCTGCAAAAGCTTATCGGCAAGGATGCCTACAACCTGACGCTGCTCAACCAATACGCGGGAAGCCAGATCGTCCGCCAGCACCTGAGCGTGTGGGGGCGGGCGATCTACCCCATGGACGGGCTGCCCGTCATGGACGAGGAGACGCTGCTGGCGGTGCTGGACGTGCCGCGGGAAAAATGGAAAAACTGCCACGTGCTGACGGCGGACGCGGACAGCACCCTTCTGACGGCGATGATGGAGGACAATCTGGACAACGACCGCCCGCTGGAGGAGATGGGCATTCAGCTCATCATCGGCGGCGGGGAGTACAAGTTTCTGCTGGAGCCGCTGCGGGACGAGTGCGTTGCCATCCGCCCGGAGTACCTGAAGCCCATCGGCCTGACCAGTGAGCACACGTACTGGCTGCGGGAGACCGGCTGGGACAACAAGACCGGCGAGGCCAAGCACGCGATCGTTGTCAAGCTGGGGATGCAGAACGTAGCCGCCATCGCCCAGAGCATCGACTGGGGAAGCGACGAGAAGACCGTGGCCCAGCTGGGCCGGATCTGCGACAAGGCCAGCGCCATCCAGCGGGAGCGGGCGCTGTGCGCCGGGGAGGGAAAAGAATGACCATCACCGAGGCCACCCGCCAAGCGCTGGCGGAGGGGAAGAACATTGCCCGGCGCTGGTACGACCGGCGGATCATCATCAAGCCGGAGACTTCGCCGGACTGCTGCCTGATCTGGGTGGAGGGAAGCAGTCGACCGCCCGCCGTGCGGTGGAACCCGGACGCGGACGACCTGATCTCCGACGCATGGGAGGTCACGGGTGACTGGTATGAACCGTGACCAAGAAAAAGAACCACTATATATAGAAGGAACAGATAAACGGTCTACAGATAGTGCCCATCCAGTCCCCCTCTGCTGCCAGCGTTGCGCCCACTACCGCCCGACCTTCTTTCTCAAGATCGGGCGGGAATGCGCGGCCTTCGGCACGGTGGCGGGGGTGCTGGACGACAAGTGCGGGTTTTACGCGCCGAAATGACGCGGGGCGGATAGCGCCCTATACGACCCTGTAACACAATTAACTATACGCACATATGCACGGGTATGCATATGTGCGTGGGGAACGAGAGCGTAAAGGGGTGGGGGTACGCCATAGGGCGACCGGGGGAAACGTCAGGTTTCCCCCACTCGCCCTTGGCCCTCCCGGGAAAAAGAACCAAAGGGGAAGAAAGGGACATGGGCTATTACGAGAAACGGATCCAGTCGGGGCCGTATCTGGAGATGTACCGCTACCATGCCCTGCGGTCGCCGGGGAAACAGACCCCAAGGGGGCCGGTGGAGCGGGACACCACCGAGTATCAAGAGGAGCTGAACTCCGTCGCCGCGTGGAAAAAGCTCTTTAGGCTGGAACTGTGTAACTTCAGCCGGGCGGCGGGCGACCTCTTTGTAACCGTCACCCACCGGGAGCGGATCACCGAGGCGGACGCTCTCCGGGAGGAACGGAACCTGATCGCCCGGCTCAAGCGGCTGCGGAAGCGGCTGGGCCTCTCCAATCTGAAGTATATCGCGGTCACAGAGGAACAGGGACACTGGCATACCCACCTCATCCTCAACGGCGGCCTGACGCTGGAACAGCTGGTAAAGGTCTGGGGCGACCGGGGCCGGGTGGCGGTCTCCACGCTGGAAGACCAGAACAATTACCGAGAGCTGGCCCGTTACCTGACGACCGATCACAAGGAGTGCCGCCGGAAGACGGACGAGCACGGCGACCCGGCGCTCAAGACCCCGCGGCGGAAATATCAGCGACGCTGGCACGCCAGCCGGAACCTCGCCCGGCCCGTGGAGAAGGTCAAGCCAGCGCCAAAGCCCCGTCTGGGCGAGCCAAAGCCGCCCAAGGGCTACCGGCTCCTGCCGGACTGGCGCTTCGGGGTGGACGTGCTGGGCTATTACTACGTGGACTACGCCTGCATGGCGGAGAAATGGGAGCCGAAGGAGCCAAAAAAGCCTAAAAAGGGTAAGCGAAGCGAACCGAGACCGAGGACAGCCCCGAAGGGGCTACCGCAGGACGAAGCCCGCGACCTGAAAGGGGGCGGGCCGAAGAAGGGGGACGAAAAGAATGCCGAGGAGCCTAAAAGACACCCTGCCAGAGCCGACGGAAAGCGTGGAACAACAGCGGCTCTTCCAGTGGGCGCGGATGGCGGCGGGAGCGCGCCCGGAGCTGGGTCTGCTCTACCACATTCCAAACGAGGGAAAGCGGAGCGTCAAGACCGGGGCCCGGATGAAGGCCGAGGGGCTGAAAAAGGGCGTGCCTGACGTGTGTCTGCCGGTGGCGCGGGGCGGCTGCCACGGCCTGTACATCGAGCTCAAGCGGGAGCGGAGCGGACGGGCGACCCCGGAACAGGTGGCGTGGATGGACGCGCTCATGGCGGAGGGGTACGCCGTCAGCCTGTGCCACGGCTGGGAGCGGGCGGCGGAAGCCATCGAGGCGTATCTGGAGGGAGGCGGGGAGAGGGGAAAGTGAACATCCCTACAGACCCGAAACCCAAAAGCCGCCAAACCCTGCCAAGGAGGCTCTGCGGGGCTACCGCTCCCTGCTGCGCCAGCGGGAGGAGGTGGAGCGGGAGGTGGAGGAGCACTACGCCCGGGCCACGTCCTGCACGGTGAGGCTAAAGCCATACAAGGCGGCGGGCGGCTCCGCCAGCTACGACCGCATGGCGGACGACGCGATGCGCGCCGCGGATGCGCGTCAGGAGCTGGCCGCGCTGGACGAGGCGCTTGCCGCCGAGCTGCGCCGCCTCCGGGAGATGCTCACATGGCCGGAGACGGCCAACCAGCGGGAGGTCATCCTCCGGCGCTACCTGCGGGGCCAGCGCTGGGAGGCCATCGCCGCCGCCATGTGCTGCGACAAGGTCACCGCGTGGCGCTGGCACGGCGACGCGCTGGTCACCATCAACCAACGGCTGGCGGAGGAACGGAAGGAACCGTGAAGGAGGGAACATCATGGAGATCATTATCAAGGGGCTCGACGAGATCCGGCC